CATCTGTATAGAGATCGGAGTGTTTATCAGACTTATCTGGTTGTCCTGGTTTTTTTGGAATGCGAGGATCGTTCATTTCACTGAAAGGTGACTTTGATTTTGTTTCTTCACCCTTTGCTCTTTTTTTGCGAGCAGCACAATGAGCTTTCTGAGAAAATCCACTTGGATTATCACAGTTTATTGATCTTTTATATTTCTTAGACCAGATCATTAAACTATATATTACTCTTTATTATTTAGGAAACCTTGTTTAAGTAACTTTGATAGTTCTGCTGTTGATCCAACAAACAAAGCGTTGTTAGTAACATTGTTTGTTGTTTGAGGCGAATTTTCTTCTACTTCTTTTAATTTTTTTTGCAAATCTATAAGTTTGTCGGTTGTATCAGCAACACTTTTAATTAGTTGTCCTGCAACTTCGTATGCCCTCGGACTACCTCCTTCTCCAGCAATTTCCATTATGCCGTTAATTGCCTCTTGGCCTTTTTCAATTAAAGAATATAAGTTAGCACGTGTATATTCATAATCTTTTTTTATATCTTCACTTTTTTTAGATTTTATATCTATTGATAATGGAATTTCATTCGTATTAATAATCGCACTCTCAACATTGAGTGCTTTGTCTATACCATCAAATTTATTATGCATAATTAAATATCTAACTGTTGAGTTGGGCTGTAAGTTTTAGAGTCTTGGAAAAATTCTAACGTCTCACTAAATCCAAAATCATCGTCCGGACCAGCATTAATTGGATCTGGAACCACAGTATATCTCATTTCTCTTTTAGCCGTATTGGTATTTGTAGAAGAGTGGTAATCAACTTGAACTTTGCGGATAAGACCATCAGTAGTATCAGAAACAGGACCAAACAAGTAAGTTTTGGCTGTGAAATTTAAAGTGTAAATTAATGCTCTTCTTGTTGAAAAATCTCCCTCATAATCATCTTGAAAGGATATATTTTCCAATACTAGTGGAATATCTCTTTTTTCACCAATTGAATCCACTAAATCAACCGATAAAGTAAATGATGGTTGAAAATATGGTAAAATTTGCTCGACAATTTGTAGGGCATCATCATTTAATTTTGATAATATGTTTAGTTCAAATCCAATATCATAAGGAACTGGCATAAAAACTTTTTTTAAGTTAGTTCCATCAGACGCCTTAAATGTTTGAGTTACTCCAGTTTTTCTACTAGGATCATAACGAATTGAAGTCATTTCAAAAGACATTCTTGGTAGAGTTATTTGAATTGGTTTATTTAAATCTGCCTGCTGATCAATACGTGCTAAAAATTTTTGAGAAGGTCCATATGCAAGAGGAACTCTTAATTCATTATAAATGTCACCATCACCATCTTTATGTTTAATAAAAATTTGATTAAAGACTGTTCCAAAAGAAATAATTGTTTTTCTTATGATTTGGTGATAGTAATAAGTTCCTAGCATTAATAGTTACCAAAAGGATTTGATTCTGAGAAATCGACAATAAGATCCGCTTCTTCTTCAATTTCATCATTCTGTTCATATTTATCAGTAAATTTTGCACTACTAATATAAAATACACTATATGAAGCGGAAGAATCTGATCCAACTACAATATCACCAGCGATAAAATCTCCATTAGTTGTACCAACTTTAAGAATATTTGTATCACTATCCCATGATTTTACTCTAGCTTGAGCTCCAGACTCAGATCCAGTAACTATTTCATTAAAAGTAAATGTTCCTATCCCTGTGATAATTGGCGGTGGCGCAATTGTTACTGTTGGTGTTTGAGTGTAACCAATTCCTGCATCAGAAATTAAAACTCGTGTTACTGTTCCAGTTGTACTTATAGCAACAACACCTGTAGCTGTTATACCAATTCCCAACTGTGGTGAACTAAATGTTGCTGCTGGAATAGTAGGATATCCACTACCAACGTTGGTAATTTGAATTGATGTAATTCCAACATATGAAGTTACAAAATCACATGTTGCAGCAGCACCAACTCCTCCACCACCAGTTATCGTAATAGTAGGAACACTTGTGTATCCTGCACCGGTGCAGGATAGTAAAATTTCTTTTACCGAATAAACACCATTTATACTAGTTGTAATAGCAACTGCTGTTGCATTTTTTCCTCCAGATGGTGCAGTTGAAATTGAAACAGTTGGGACAGAAGTATATCCAGACCCATCATTGGTTAATATGACTCTTCTTACGTACCCAGTAGATGTTGTGGCTGTTCCTGTTGCTTGAGATCCAACGGAAAATAATTGAAGCGATGTTATATACCCTCGATCCTCTAATAGAGAATCAATTTCTTCCGTAGTTGTATTAGTATTATTCCATCCACCCATTTCATCCTCATATTCAAATAATTCACATTGCAGTTCGTAGACGTAGGTCTTTCCAAGTTGGTAAAAAGGTTTTTCGTGTTCAACAAATTTAACTTCAAATAATCTTTTGCCTAAAGGAAAATAAATTAAGTCACCCTCTTTTGGTCTAGATGATACTCCAATTTCAGAGTCAGGTAAAGGTTCTAAGAAAGGACTTATAAAATCTTCAAATCTTTCTTTTGAAATTATAAGACTTAATTCATCTCGCAAACTCATTCCAAATTTTGTGAGAATATCCCCAGATCCTGCATATCCTTCATAATTACTTACATATGCCTCTATACCAAAATTATCATCAAATTTTGATGCTGATATTTCTTCAATAATTGTTTCTCTTCTTACAAATTTTCTTGGAATATAATAAACCTCAACTCCATAAATTTTGAGTTGTTCATTTATTAATTCTTGTATTAGTCTTTGTTCTCCTGGAGAACCTTGTAAAAAGAAAGGATTTAAAGCCATTATCCAATAAAATCGTAAGGTGGTAATTCGTAATCCATACTCATTCTCTCTTTGATCGCGTTAAGTTCTTTTTCAGCATCTTCATATATTTCTCGTCCATTTAACTCCACGCCACCAGGAAGTTTAACTCCTCTAAATTTAATTAAATTTTGACCCCACTGCCGTTTAATTAATGCTGTTAAATATCTTTTTAAGAAACTATCGTTATAAACACCAGTAAATGTATTTGGATCTAAAATTCTATAACATTCTATAACAAAATATGTATCCAAAGACTGAGATCCCCAATCTATATCTAGATATAGTCTATCCTGCCTTCTATTATATCTGATTTGTTTATCAGTTGTTAAAAGAAAATCAATATCCTCTAAATAAGTTTTAACCATTGAATATTGTAATAATTCAACGGAGTTAAAATAATACAAGTCATTTAAGAACAACTGGTATTTAATACTAAACATTCCCCCAGATATTGAACTGGTATCAAATTTAAATATTTTTTCAATACCAATTACGGAATCTGGAACTTGAATAAAATTGGAGGTTTCATAAAAATTAGAAGTAAAACTTCCATATCCTGGTACTGGGGTTGATGTTGCAGAAGTTGTTGCTATTCCTACACCATTTGTATTTTTTGCCCTTCCCCTATCTAGATCGTTTTGAGTGACTTTGTACTTTAAATACATCCTTTCAACACCATCAAAATGGCGTTCTTGGAAGTATTGTAAAGCATCATCAACTAAATCATCTATTTGATCATCATCAACATTTATTTCTAAAACTGGAGCGCCAAGTTTTCTTAAACAATAATCTATTAATTGTTGTCTTGTTGCCGGTTTAGCCATCAGTAACTACCTCCATCTATTACGTTTGCCCAGGATGGCACTCCCGAACTATTTGTGGTTAATATTAAATTAGATTCTGATATTGGATTTGATGTGGAATTTGTAGAACTAAGTAAATTATCAGGATCAAAATAAACAATACCATACTGACTTCCAGGGTATGTAATCGACCCAAATGTTGAATTTCCGATTACATTTAAATTTCCGGAATCAATAGTCCCCTGAATGCTTACACCACTTGACGTAGTTTGAAATTGTACAATATTATTATAGTAAAGATCCACACCTGCATCAACAAAAAATGATGCTAATAAATCTCCAGAAATAGAATCTTTTACTATTTTTAATCCTGCCCCATCAAGAGCAATAAATCCACCCTCCGTGGATCCATTCATATAAACTACCGGATAACCAGATGATGAATATAAACTTAGATTGTTATTATCAAATATAATTTGATCGCCATCACCAATATTTAAATTTCCTTGAAACGTGGAAACACCAGAAACACTTAATTGATTTGTAAATAAAGTTGATTCTGCCGTAGCAATACCAACAAAAGTAGAAATACCGGCAACATAAAGATTTTCACCAACTCTTACATCATTGCGAGCAGTAATGATACCAATAGCATCGATGTTAGTTACATCCTCATAAGTCAAAGTTCCACCAATAGTAACGTTACCACTGAACACTGCACTAGTAGCATTGATGTTTCCAGCAAATGTGGAAACTCCAGATACGTTTAGTTGAGAAACTGATGCTATTCCACCAATTACATTAGATGCAGTTGCAGAAGTAGTATTTGCAGATACTACTTTAACAGCATTCTGTTGACCTACTCTTGCAGTAAAATTTGTAGTAGAAGTTCTAGCGCGGATGTCTGCCATTACCTAGTAACACCTTCTCTTACAAGAGCCATACCTTCAATAATTCTAGTTTTAACTGAATCTTTTTCAATTAAAATATCATACACATATCTACCAGATTTTAAATTGGAAGTTTGTGTGGATGTTAATGATATAGTTACTTTTCCATCAGTTGCTGGAATTTCAACTGATGTAGTAAAATCAGTGGCTGTGGTACTACCAGCATGTTTTCTCATTTGTGCAGAAACTGAATATCCAGTCAAATTTAAAGATGAATTAGAATCTGTATTCTCTAAAGTAAAAGTCTGTGTAAAATCAGATCCACTATTAACAACTATATTACTGACGTATATCGCAGCCATTTACAGCACTTATTTTATAGTTCTACTTTTTATTTATATTAAATTAACTACCTCGCAAAATATCAGTCATAACTTCTTGTTGTGCAAAATATAATTTTATATAAGATTTAGCAACTTCTCTCAATTGATCAATGTTTGCACATTGATCAATTTCTCTGGATAATTTTTCATACTCAAACAATTTGTTTATATTTTTTAGAGTAATTTTATCAGGATTCATTTTTTTCTAGTAATTTTTTTAACAAAATTTTTATTTCAGAAATTTCTGATTTTAATTCTTCAATTTCTTGTTTTTGAATTTCTCTTTTTTGTCTAGAAATCATGTATTGATTATAAGATATAAAATCAGAATTGATTATTGCCCCACTTCTTTCATCTCTAAAAAGATTAGAATGACCTTCAACAGGAACTTTCATATTAAACTAAGGCAATGGTTCTTAAATCTTTGATTAGGGGTGGATTTGCTTGATCAGTTCCAGACATAACAATTTTAATAACATATCCACTAAAGAATCCTAAATTACTGGCAGTGTATTCATATTCCAAAAATTGACCACTTAAACTTGCTGAAACTACTCTGTCCGGTCTACCATTGTTTTTAGATAAATTAATTACATCAAGATAACCATCACCATTTAGATCCGTTGTTAAGTTATCATATCCAGGGAATAGTTCAAATGCCTGGGAAATTTCACTAGAATCTGGTCTTACTAAACTATAAAGAACTCTAAAGTCTGATGCTGCAGGTCTGTTTGCAGATAAAATTACTTTAAGTGCGTTTGCAGGCTGATCAAGTCTTACAAGATTGCTCACATAAGTAGCAATGTGGGGATCATTTTCAAAACTATTAGTTCTTCTATCAGATACATAATCTAAAACTGGATTGTTTAATAAACTAGTTCTAAACTCTACTTCGGATCTTCTCAAGTCTATAATAGGAGAAACATTTTTATCAGATGATGATAAGGTTAAAGATGTTGTGAAAGACTTATTTCTAGGTAAAGAATTTAAATATGTTAGTTCATTTATTTTAGAGCAAACGATACGTATAGATGAAAGTTTATTTGGTGCATTAAGTTGAACAGTTTCAAATCCCAAATCATTAAATGAAACTTCAGATCCACTCACACTTGTTCCACTAACAGTTCTAATAGCAGCAGTTACATTAGTGTCTGAACTTGGAGTCAGTACAGAATATTTTGGAATAATTGTATCATATTGTATATTTTCTGTTGCGAGAACATTTTCACCTCCCGTAATAGAAGATTTGTTGAAAGAAAGTTGTGAACAACTTTGTAGAGATCCATCTGAACTTCTATCTATCCCGTTTGTTGACCTATCAAACGCTACAAAATATCCATCAATATCATTTTTAATTTCACTAATGTTATGAGTTGTATTAATTCTTCTTAAAGAAACACCATCTAATTCATACTTAGATATTAAAGATCCTGATTGATGTTCAACTGGAATTGTGCTATCAATTCCTCTAATAACAGTTTCTATAGTTCCATTTCCAACAGATTCATATCCAATTATTTCATCATTAATTTTAATATATCCTCTGTTTGACGCTCCAACACCAACCCCCTCAAAAACTGATAGTCCAGAAGTGCTAGCGACACTGATAATAATATCACTAGATGATATAGTAGAAGTAAGAGTGGTTGGTGGCTCACTAGAATCAATATTACTCAAAGTTAACTTATTATTTGGAGAGTACATTCCATGATCAAAATGATTTACTCTAAAATAGTTTCCTAAATTCTCAGTCACGTTAGTTTGTGAGAAAGTTCTAACTGTAGTGTTGGCCATAGAGACAAAGGAACCACTATTATCATAAAAAGCTAGTTTTGATCCTATGTTGAAACTTTGTCCTTGCAAACGATCCAAATACAGTGTATCTATTCCATTAGACGCAGTTACAGTTATTTCTGCTCCTGTTCCTGTACCACCTGCCGTTGAAGTTACAATTCCAACCAAATCTCCAACGGAATATCCATTACCCCTATTAACAATAGTTGCAATTGTGACCTTTCCTGTAGTATTAATCGTTAAATCTAATGTTAATCCAGAACCTTGACCAGTAATTGCAAATGTGCTTACGTTTGTCTGGGAAAGACCACTATAATTCTCTCCAGATGTTGTAACACCTACCGATGCAACAGAACTTCCTGTTCCAACAACATATCCATAGTTAAATGATTTCGTGCCATCACTAACTTTTCTTCCGGGAGTTAATACAGAAGTTAATCCTGGATTGCTAGTAGATACAATTCCAACTGTTGCTTTTCTTGAAAATGTAGTAATTGGATTTTTAGTCAAATTTTGAACATAACTGTTACTTTCATCTAAAGATGGATTATAAAAAATTGCAGTTCCAGAATTAGAAGTAAAGTTTGCCTTATACAACTTAAATTTCAAATCTTGATAGTCGTTGGCGCTCCACTCTCCACCATTTTGTGACTTATAAAGTCTACCAATAGCGAATTGTTTTGTATATCTCACACTTTCCGCATTTGGCAGTGTTGCAGTATTGACTGCATTTTCTCCCATTTCAGCAATCCAAAGTTCATATTCAATACTTTCTGGCGCTAATGCTACAATTGCATATTGGCGACCAGGTGCAAGATAAATTGGGTAGTCAAAAATAATTTTTGTAGGTAATTCGGCATTATTAGATATTACAATATCTTTTGGATATAGAGTTTTGGATAGACCTACTCTTTCTAATGTTGGAGCTCCAAATTCAACATTTCTTACTTCAATCGTTATTGGAGAATTTCCAGAATCGATGGAAGCAAAGAACAAATCTACAGCAGTTAAGAAACAACCATTTGAATCATCATCTAAATTATTTCCTACATCTTTTCCAAAATTGCCACCAACTGTAAATGTTTGTGCTAAAGGATCTTGACGAACTGTTATTAATGTCGTAATTTCTGTTCTAACCTGCCTTTGTTCCCAAACACCTTCAGATCTATAAACTGTTTCTGCGGAAGAAATTAACTTACTACCTGGAAGAGGTGTTTGATTTGATGAACTAGAGGTTAACTTGTAAGATTTTGCTCCAGTTTCAATTCTGACTTGTGGTGGTGGTGTAGTGTGAGGATTTTTTAAGAAGAATGATCCTATTAAATCCCCATAATTATCTGATATAAGTCTCAAATCTTTTATGTAAGCAACTGCACCGCTAGTTTGACCTATTAGTTGCATTCCATTAGTTACATATCCACTATATTTTCCTTGAGCCTCCTCGGAAAGAGAAAAAGTATCTACATTAAGAGTATAAGATGATCCCGAGTAACTTTCTGGAAGACTCAATTCTCTATTATATGGGTTGATATTAAATACTTCTGTTGGATTGTTGAATGGTCCAAACTTATGATTTGAAGAAGCTACTCTAAATCTAATTAAAGTTTTTCCTTGCGATACACCTATTACTGTTTCTCCAACTTCAAAAACTCCATTAGATCCATAATTTTGTAAACTGACATCCGGAGATATCTCAATAAGTTTTGGAATGAAATCTACAGATCCGTTTCCATCAAGGAATTGATAGAATCTAGTTAATGGTTTCAAATTGGATGCCTCAAATCCAACATTACGGGATCTCATATATTTTTCGTTTCCACTAGAAAGTAATACATCTCTACTACTAATTGAAGTCGAAACTGAATTAGATCCTCCCCCTAATACTATTGTTCTATTAGTAATTGATTCTTCAAGTCTAATAACTCTAACCCAACTGTCCACTTCTGGAGACAAACCTATCGTCCCCACATATTCAACAACATGAAATGGATTAACGTTTTCTACTTTAGTAGCAATAACTTGCTCAATCCAATCAACCTCAGTATAATTTAGTGTTACAAACTGTCCAGATTTTTTAACATTAGAATCAATTAAATCAAAGTTCGTGCTTAAATCTAAATTTTCATCGGATATATTTACACTTGGTGCTATCTGACTCTTTAAACTATTTGAAACAACTACAGGTCTTAGTAAATTGTCAACAGGATCAACTTGTATAGATGAGAAATTTTTATCTATTAAATCGGTGTTTCTAAAGTCATCAGCAAAGAAACCTGTTTTAAATCTATCTAATCCATCAGCGTCTTGAATTTGTAAAGATTTTGTGTTTACTTCCAGTAACGATAAAGAAGTTACCCTTTCAAGATCTGTTAATCTATCATCAATTTTACCAATGTCTCTCATTGTATATCGTCTATTATCTGTAATAGATAAAACTGCTTCAGATGGACTGTACAAATAAGGTGGTAAAATAATGGTTGCAATTTCCATTATTTCTCCAGTTCTTGTAGATTCTTTTGGATTGGTTGATGAAATTCCCTTATCTAAAATAAAGTTTCCAAATTTATCCAAATAAATCTTATCTATTCTACCCAGATAATGGTCATAACCAATTAAAGACTCTCCATTAGGTGTGAGAATTCTTGTCGGTTCAGATCCAAAAGATCTAGAAGAAAAATCAAATGGTGATGCTGTAGCTGATGTGGGCGTAAATACAGGAACTCTTGGTCTAAAATCTAAAACATCTGTGAGTCTAGTTGTTTTTCCACCAATTGTTGGTATTTCGTTTTCATATCTATCTTCCGAATAACTAAGCACAGTAAATAAATCTCCATCCTCATTTGATGGAACTGTATAATAATCAAAGATGACTAAAATTTTTCTAGATGGTTCGGCGGCACCTCTTCTTCTCACTAATCTAGAATAATCATAATACTGTTCCTTTTGACCTCCATCTAAAATAAAGTTATTCGTTATATTTTTATACGCTCCAACCGTAATTAATTCAATTTCTGTAGATAAATTGGACTCTTCAAAGGTGACAATTTCATATCTAGAAAATCTATTTTGGTTTAAATATACAACTCCAAGTGTGTTTGTAGATGGTTTAGTTACGACTCTAGCAACACATCCATTAGTTCCTATAATGTTTTCTCCAATAATGGCGTTTACATCAACGTTAGCAGTTGCATTAAATTGTATGGTATCCAAAATAGGATCGGAGGAATCTAAAGACTCATATACTGCAACAATTTTTACTACATCTGGATGATTTAAACATATCTCTTCATCTTGAACTCTTAAACCATAATATTCATTATAAGTTAGTCCATCATTAACTGATGTACTAATTCCGCTTCCAGATTCTTCATATTTTGAAAAAGATATATTTACTGTTTTACTTGCATTATAAGTTTTTACTTTACTCTTAATTCCATTTTTTAATATACTAGAATTTACTACAATATCAGATTCATTAGCATCTAAACCACGTATAGTTACAATATTTCCAGAAAGAGAAAATTGATCCGAAGTAACTGTCGCTATTCCACCACCAGAATAATGAACTGAATAGTTTTCTACATCAAAAGATCTAAAGAAAGAACTACTAATTCCTAAAACCTGTGCGTCTGAGAAAGATAATACTCCAGAGGCATCAGTCGATTCTCCAGTTATTTGATATGATAATGAAAGATTTGAGTCCTCCAAATTTATAGATGAAATATTTTTATTGGGAAGTTCGGAATATAAAAATCCTTTTTCTTGATTTCTAATATTTGAAATTCCTAGGGCAAAGGTCGTTTGTACTGACGAAGTTGGTAGACCGCCATTAAAAACTCCCGTTACAGTAGAAATTCCAGAAACTGTCATTGATGTTCCGGTTGAATCTACAGAAACAACTTTATTAAATGTTTCTAAATTCAATCCAGATACTTGATATCTTATTATTGAACCTGTTGAAATTCCAGCAAAGTTTTTTCCAGATCCAGTTACAACCCCATTTGTTTCAATTGTAATTTTATCAAAAGGACTAAATCCTTTTGGAGTCAATTTTTCCAAATATGCGTCAGCTACAAAAGCGTCTGGGAATCCAGACCCAGAATTAGAGGATTGGAATACTGATTTAATATCTGAAGAATTAAAAACTCTTATTGAAGATATACTTCTTGGAGTTGTTTCAACTCCATTTATAATTAATTGCTCACCCCTTATAAAAGATCCCGATGTTTGTCTAAGAGTTATTTTTGTATTTCCATTACCATTATAAACTGCATATCCACTAGCCCCACTATTCTTTCCTTTCACAAAAGATGATATTGGAAGTTGTGCCGTTGATAGAGATTGATTTAAATTTAATTCAGTATAAGTTTGGACATCATACAAGTATAAATCCCAAACTGTAGATGAATTAACATACTTAGAATCTGTTAATTTAAAAGTATAAACTCTTGCCTCTCCTATTTTATTTCCTGTAGCAGAAGACGTAGATGATCTTAACTGATCATATAATCCTATAGTTTGTTTATGTTGGGCAACTCCAACTACATTATTAACTCTTAACAAATTTCCCATTTCAAATGGAACATTTATTCTTTGAAACTGAGTGTCTCTAGGTTTTTCTACATCGAGGATTGTAGTTTCTGTTTTTTGAACGTCATAACCTCTTACATATGCTTTTCCTGGAGAAACTTTAACACACATTAAGTCAGGTGATGGTGTATTGCCCTGACTGGTTTTTTCACTATCTAAAAATAATCCATCATTACCCAACCTATCATTTAAAGAGTTATTGATAGTAATAGAGAATGGATCAGTGCTATAATCTCCAGACTCATCATAAGTTCTTTGTGCTAGATAGTCTCTTATTAACGAATATTGACTGCTCTTTGTCTGTATTTTTTTTATATTACCATCACCAACACGCATTAATTCGATAAAGTCAGTATCATTAAAATCACTTAACTCTTTTTTAATTAGATTTGTAGATATTTTAAATCTATCTGCACCTGGCGCTGCATAATTAGTAAAACCCTTTGCATTATCGTATAAACTACTATCTTCTTTATATGTTACTATCTGTTCTTCTATTTTTAAACCAATTCTATAAGATGGTGTATTATTATAATAATCTAAAATTATTGTCTCTTTGTTGACTTTTACAAAATATCCTCTTATGAAATAAATTCCATCATCAATTGAAACTGAAGATCCTATGGCAGTTGCATTTAAATCTATTAAGGATGCAAAAGTTGTATTTGCGGAAATTGTAGTATTTCCATAAACAATATCTTCGTTGCATGTTAAGTTTTCACCATCCAAAAATGTAGATTCTATAAAATTATTGTCGGAATCTAAGTATTTTACATAAATTGTTGGATACTCTATCTCAGAATTTACAAGTTGTACATATTGAACTCTGGCAGTAACTCCAGAAGAATCACCTTTAATTTTTTTTCCAACTAATTTATCCAAATATAAACTTATATCTACACCGAAATTAGTTAAGTTTAATTTAACGGCATAGAATTGCGAATCAAAAGTAACTCCTCCAGGAATTACCATTGATCCTTCTTTGAATATATGACTACCAAAAGTTTCTACTTGATTTTGTAATAAAGACTGTAATGTAGTTAATTCTCTAGCTTGAACAGGTCTTCCTGGATTAAACAGAACTTTATAGAACTGCTTAGATGAATCAAAATCATCAAAATAAGGACTAATGTTTAGGTTTGTGTTTTGGGCCATTTTTTAAAATTCCAGGATAATTTTAACGTCTTCTTTTTGCCTAGAGTTTCTTTCTACTAAGGGTCTATTATCAATGTAGATTATATCCCCCGATCCTTTATTTATCTCAGGAGTAGATAATCCATTATTGAACTGTGTTCCTAAAGAAATTAATTTATTTCCCGTTGGATTTGTTGTAATTCCAGTATATCCAGAAAATACCACTCCAGAAAATCCACCTGTAGATGTGACTGGTTCGTTAGATGATGAATCAAATTCTATGACTTTACCGTCAGTAGAAACACCAATATAATCAGTTTGATTTATAAATGTTGGATGGAAATATTTTGTTCTATCTTGAAAATATTTTAGAACTTTAGTTTCTGAATCATATGATGCAACATATCCATGTGCCGTTCCTGCAGAAACTTCTTGAGAAATTACATCTCCTATAGTGGGTATAGTTCCACTTACTGAAGAAAATCTGATTCCATACAAAGATGAAAACTCATTTTCGGAAAAGATAGCGGTGGATCCAAAAGAAATGGGATTTTTTAAAATTCCAATTCTCGAAAACTTTGAGTCTATTGGAAAGTCTCTGGTTGAGTCATCAAATCTAGCATATACCAATACTTTATCAGTTCCCAATTCTTTATACAAATCATATCCGTGTCCCATAGATGGTGGTATGATTGGTATCAATTTTGCATTTGTGGTTGCACTTCCATTTAAGGTATCTAAATCAACCATTGCATAACTATATCCTTTTCCTCCAGAAGATATTTGTATGTTTGTTATCTTACCACCGACAACATCCACGACAGCTTGAGCTCCTGTTCCGTCTCCTACAATATCAACAACTTGTCCTAAACCACTCGCATAATTACTTCCCCGACTCTCAATATAAACTTTTTTTAATTGGTTTTCATTTATACTAGAATCGCCATTTTCTCTAACCGCAATAATTTGTGGATCAGTAGTAGTTCTCCAATTATTTGGAACTGTAATATACTCTGTAGAATCAAACTTAATAATGTCGCTAGGTGAAACAGTAAAAAGATATTTCCAAAGATATCCATCGCCACTTTCTCCAGCTTTAGATGGTTCTAAATCTGTAAACGTTGGTTCATCTTGAGATGAATTTCCAACAGTATTAGTTCCTGAAGATCCATTATCTATACAAATATAAACTTTATATTCCGAATTCATTACATAATAATTTGCATCATATAATCTTGTAGATTGTGTAATAGGTGATGGATTTGAAATACTATAATCATGCCTATACATCTCATATTTTGTTCCCTGTATCCAGTCAACTCTTCTTATAAGTCTTCTTACATTTGAAGAGGTAACTCGTTTTCCAAATAACATCGTTTCATGATAATGATTAGAATAGTCAAGATTATCAATTGGACTGGGGGTATTGGTATCCCAATCATCTGTTCTGCCAAATCCTACAGATGCTGGATTTGGTAAACCCAAAAATACATAATATGAATTAGAACTGTTTTCTATAGATTCAATAAAATTATTTGTATTGAGTATTCTAAACTGATCCGTTACAATTGCAGACATATTAATAAGCTTTTAATTATATTTATATCTCATTCTAAATTCTTCTTCAATGCTCCAGAATCTCTAAATCCATATCCTCTTCTTTGAATTGTTGGGAATGTGCTTAATCCAACATCGATTGTATTTGCGGTAACTCCTATGGATATTGGTGAAGAAGACCTACTAAATCCACTTAATTTACCCCACGAAAACTTACCAATTTGAACATATCCAAAAGTTGATATTCCAGATATAACTGAGTTTGATTGTACATTACATATAATTGATGCATTTGTTGATCCAACAGATGTAAATGAGTGAATTTTATACACATTATCTGCAAAAGTTGTTCCAATTCCAACAATTTCTGAGTCAGAATTATCAATAGAAGTTACTCCATTCCCAACTGTTGTGTCATAAATGTAAATTGGATATCCTGTTTGCAATCCAGTAGATACGAATGTTGTAGGAGAGAATACTTGTAAATTAAATTGATATGCTAAATCAGTTCCAACACCAGTTGTTGTAGTTATACCTGTTATTATTCCACTAAATCCTTGAACATTTGTTATTCCGATAATTGATTCAACAGATGGACTTGGAAGTGGAACAATAACTTGTGGTGGTGTTAGAATACTATATCCAAAACCAGGATTTGTTATAACTGGTGATGAAATAGAACCGTTTACTATTGATACGGTCGCTGTTGCAGTTGTTCCAACCCCAACTCCAATTTCCTTTGGTGATGATATTTTAATTTGAATTGTTGCTCCACTGTAACCACTACCTGCATTATTAATTGTTAAAGCACTGATTGTTCCTGCTGCCGAAACTACAGCTGTTATAGCAGCCGAAACAGGATCATTTCCATTTACGATTAGTGCATTTACTGAAGAAATAACACCAGATCCCTCGTTTTCTTCATAATTAAAAAATTGTGCATCATCTACAAAAACTTCAGAATCTGATGAATTTAAGTCGTATATTATTTTTGCAGTTGGATAAACTCTAGATTCTAAAGAGTCTCTAGACTTATAAACAAACTCACTATTAATAATTCTGTCTTTTTTCTGCTTTATCCATGAGAGTGAACGTTGATTTTCTTCATCTATTCCATCTCTATTATACAAGTTTGTTTCAATAATATCGGAAGAGAAAATTCTATGGACAGATCTTTGTTCTTGATCAACAGTTGATGGAATTGTATTATTTTTTCTCAACCTTATATTATCACCTGGTTTGATAGTTTCAAATACTGAAATTAAATTACTATCTTCACCACGCGTGCCTCTATAGAAGAAAATTGCAACATTATCTTCTGGTTTTGGTGGACTTGCAAATATTACTGAAGACCCTCCTTCAAATGAATATGCTTCACTTGGTTCTTGAAGAATTCCATTAATAAAGATTAATAAAATAGAAGACAAATCAATTTCTACTGATGCCGAATCATTTTCATCAACTTCAAAATTTAATAAATTCGAATTATAATAAAGTGGGAATCTTATTCTCACACCATTTTGTAAATTTTTAATACTATCAATATAATCTAATTCACCAAACTGCCATGCTGCAAATGAATCTGTAAATGTATCGACAACAGTAAGTTCAAACGTTGATAGTGGACTTGGTAGTTCTTTTGCGGTAACTAGTCCCACAGGAGTAATTACATCACCCTCAACATAACCATATCCACCTCTCTGAACACTGAATCCAGAAACTTCGAATAAAGTTGATCCAATTCCTGTAGTTGATGCAGCACTTACTTCAATGTTGAGTAATAGTCCAACCCCAGTATCTGTAGTTGATCCTACACCTAACCTAGAAACCCCTACACACTCAAGATTTGAATATGATGGTGAAGGAATACTGATCGTTGGTGTAACATACCCTGAACCTCCACCAATAACGTTAAAAGATAAAGAACCTCCAGCGCCAACAGTAGCAGTTATAGTTGCTGCAGACCCTGTATGACCAGGCTCAGTAACTCCTATTGAAACTATTCCATAATATCCTGATCCAAGAACATCTGTTGAACCAAAACCAACTGAAACTATAGATCCTCCTGCACCAACAACTGCTGTTACCGATGCTCCAACTAAAGGAGCATACCCAAGACCTCCAGTTGATCCTAAAGATACAATAATTCCCCCTCTTGGAAGTTGATTTTGATTTACATCTACGACGGATATTATGTCATTATCATCAAATGCTGATGATCCTGTAAAAATTATACTACTAATCCCAACAGAAGTGTTTTCAATTATTTCATAATTATTTCCTGTATTGTTTTGTGTTGATGGTGTTTGGAATATTCCATTAATAAATACAATTCCGTTTCCTCCAGTTGATCCAAGACCAACAGTGTTAATACCATTTATAGTAAGAGTATATGTTTGCCCTATACCGGTAAAGTTTTCTGATACATTATCGTACAACTGATTTGTTGAATAATTTTTTCTTAAAAATACTCTACCATTAAAGTTAGATTTTAAGTATGAAAGATTTCTTTCATCTTTAGAAGTTCTAAAATCACCATTTGGTGGATCGGTAAAGAATATTTTATTTCCACTGATATTGTATGACCCACGATATACGTTTACAGAAGTTGAATCTGTATGAGATGTTGCTGATGATCCAACAAAAGCACGATCAACTTGAACAAGATTAATTGTTCCTATTCCGGTTATTGGACCGCTAGCACTAGTACCGTAACCAATATTTACAACTTTCATGTACTCATTATTAATTTTAATAACATCTCCACTACGAATTGAAGATATTCCACTCATGGAGAAAATAGTATTTGCAATTCCAATTTGACCACCATTTCCAATTAAAGTATATGATAATAAAGAATAAGTTAGTGGATATTGAACAACATCGTCTACAGTAATGAGAGACTTTTCAAGTTTTTTAGTAGATTCTAGTGTATGTTTATTTCCAGATCCAATAGACGTAAACGTTACATAAATTCCTGCTTGTGCATAATCACGTCTTGTAGAAAGTCTAAAGGTGTCTTCAGTCAATTTAATTGGATAGACTGTTGATGGGAGAATATTTGTAACAACACCAACTGAATTTAATGTAGATCCAATTCCAACAGCAGTTGATGTTATTCCAGATAGTGAAGATCCAGCTTCATAAATTAATTCCTCTCCAGTGTTGAAAAAATGATTTTTAATTGTTATAATACTAGAAGATAAATCAAGACTATCAGAGTTTGATGGGTTAAATGATTTTTTAAATATTGGATATGTTTTGTGATTTAAATCAAAATCGAGTCTCTTAACTCTTTCTCCAGATATTCCACCATATTCAATAAAGTCTATTGACTCTTCAATTACACCATATTCTAAATTATTTGGGATGTTTTCTTTATCTATGTTAGTGTATATTAGTTCACTATATGAGAATAGATCTACATTTTGTTGAATATTTGGATCCGCATAGAATTTTAGTTTAATATTATTTGACTCTATTTCTACACCAAATGTTCCTATTCCTGTTGTACTACCAACGGACAATAACGGATAATTTGTGGAATAAGTGTTGTTTTCTGTGTTCAAAATTGCTATTTGATGTAAAGCACTGGAAGACCCAACACTTACACTAACAGTAGATTTAATAGTAGTAAAGTTTTCTGCAGATTCTGATATTATTGTTGCTATTCCAGATGTAGACTTAACGTAGTTTGATTTGTAAATAGATGTAGATTCTGTCCCTTCAACTTGATCTTGAACTTTATATCTAAATGTTCCTATTCCAAGAGTAGAAGTTCCAAATCCAACTACTTTAGATCCAACTGTTATTATATTTGATCTATCATTATCAAAGTTTAGACTGATTACGCCATTTTCTAATGATGCATCAAGTGTACCTATCTTGTTGAATGATTGACTAGAAGATGTTCTTTCTGAGTCAAAATAATATTCAGACAGATATGTATTTGATCCATCGTGTGATAAGTATACATCAACGTAATTCATTTCATCTGCAATTTTATCTTTTACGTAAAGATTAAAGTAGAAAGAATTGTATTGTGTTGATGCAAATGAAACTATTGAGGTTGTTCCAATACCACAAGTTTTAATTCCAGACGTTAGTTTAACTAAACCAAAGTTAGTAGTACCAGATCCAATAATATCTGTTGCAAATTTGTTTGATAGAATTTTAATATCATAATCAAGAGTGTATGGATCCTTTGGAATAAAGGTCAGATTATTATTTTCATTTTGCTCCAATAATTCAAAAGTTGCTATCAAACTATCTTTGTTTGACAGAGATAGTTTTTCTAAAATGTATCCACTTTGTCCATTTTTAATAATGACAATCTCATTAATTTGATACTCAGTTTGATCAGTTGATTTAGTTTGAATTAGATATCTAAAAAATCCATCAATACTTTCACTAATAGTATCAACTATATTTTGACTAGAGTCCTCAACTCCAGAGTTACTAAATTGTGAACTTATATCATCAATTGATATTACTCTATTTGATGTGCAATTAATATAACTACTTAGTTTTTTATTCAACAAATTAACAAATTTTGAGGTGTTATTTAAAACATCTACATCTTGGGACAGGTCAAAGATATTAATCTCATCAATTCTGTTTTCGCCAATAATGTTTACAATTTCAAGAGTTTCATTCTTAGTTGTTTTTATTCCAACCGATATGGATTTTTGAATTTGGGTATCTGCAAAATTTTTCATTCCGGATGGATGAACCAATCGGTTAACTGGCGTCGATAGAGTATCCCATTTCATGGGACTCTTAATAGTGTAAGACAAGTTTTGATAATAATCATTATCAGAAGTTACTTGTTGGTCATCATTTAATTTTCCAATATCATTGTTCCATCCCCTTTCTTCCGTTAATGAATGGGAAATCTCAAATATACCACGACCTTCTGTTATTTTCTTTATTGTTGCTATTGCACCAGATTTAGACCCTTTTATTTTTTCTCCAACAGATAATTCATAGTCGCCGGTGACTTTTATTAGATTTCCTAATGATTTTGTGATGTATAAGTCAATATAATTATACTGATTATTTGAATAAGATAAAAGTTGCTCCCCAACAATAAATTTAGCATATTCTTTATTAACATCGAAAATTGGATAATTTTTGATGTTAATAATGCTAGGTAAAGAATTTTGACTTGTATTCGCTATTCCAGGACTTGTGGTATAGTCAGAAACATTAAATTTCAAAACTGCAGGATTAGTATTTTGATAATCTGTTACTGTAAAGAATCTGTATCCATAATCACTGGAATTATACCCACTACCAGAATCGTAATTTGCAATTCCTTCAACAAAAATTGAATCTCCAATATTAAATGGTGGAGTTTGATTGCTAAATCCCTGTATGGGTGTAATTAAATAACAAGTTATTATTCCAGTATTACTTGTTTCTACCGTGTTAATTGAAATACCATTTGTATTATTAATAGCAATAACTTCAGTAAGGTTTGAAGAAACACCATAAACTGGTTCTACTACTTCAACAGAACTGATAGTTTGTCCATTTAGTTTTGCTGATAGAAATCCACTGTCATAAACTTCTCTTGTTACAGAGTCGATAGTAATTAAATCTGGAGCATATTCATAATAGTTCCCACCACTAGAGACTCCTACAGAATAAATTTTATTAAGAGATATCAGATCTATCGATGGTGAAATAAATGCTGATGGTTTTAATGTTTTATCTGATGGATATTCAAATCCAGAATTTATTACTCTAATATCATTTATTTTTCCTATTTTACTAGATTTTAGTAAAATATCTGCACCAGATCCATCAATGGTTTCTACACCAATAAAGGATGGTAAAGATTTATACCCACTTCCACTAGATAAGAACTTTATTTTGCTAATTCCACCAGTGGTAGTGGTTGAGTTTGTAGTATATTTTAGTGTATCACAATCTGATTCGGTATATGAAAGTTTTTCTGGTTTTGCAGTTAATGATAATGTAAAGGTGGTTTGTCCAATACCAGAAATTGCATATGTTCCGTTATAAACACTATTGGTGAAGATAATAGTAGAAGCATTTACAACTTCAGTATCTGATGTGCTAATATATCCACCCTTTTCTAGAGTATAGTATAGTTTTTCTGGAAGATTTTCAGAATAATTTAAAGTCAATGCTGCGTTGGTTGATACTCCTACGGTTCCTAATCCAGAAATATTAAAGTTTGAATCAGATTCAACTGATGTAAACTCGTGGTTAAAACTTGAGTCATAATAAAGTTTAAAATTATAACCAACTAGTGAACTGTCCGATAAATTAAATTTGATATTATTATTTTTAACTGGTCTTAGTGTTGGATTTATCAAACTAATTGTTTGAACTGCTCCACCAATACCAGTAATATTAATAATTGTTGGAGAGGAACTAACAGAGTCAATATATGTTTCACATAAATTAATTGTATCATCATCTATTGTATTAACATAATAAGATCCTGTTTCTAGTCCAGCAGCAACTAAGTCCAAAGATTCATAATATACTTTATCTCCGGTTTTTAAACTATGTGACGTAATACTTATAGTATTTGTCACTGTGTTAATTCCTGATGAACTAAAACCTATAGGATTAATCAGAATATTTTGGCGGTTTCCATCAAGTTTAATGTAGACTGATTCATAAGTTTGAATTCCTACCGTTAATGATGGTTGTACATTTAACTTTATTTCATCCCCATTAGATAAATTATGGGATGTTGAAACTGAAACCGTTGTTTTGAACTTTTGTATGTCTAAAGTTACTTGATTATAATCTGTTTCAAATGAATACTCATAGTTATTTGAATTTGCCCCATTTGATACAAAAAATACTTCGTCAGAATTTATAGACGTTTTAATTCCAATTGTATTTTTAGATTTGTTAGTAACATAAACAGTTTGCGATATTCCCGATTGGGGAAGATTAAACGGTGTTCCAGAAAAAGATGTTGAAATTGATAGTGAAGAACTTGAAGAATTTGGTTTTTTAAATATTACTTTTTGATTATTTTTAAATGGATGATTTTCAATATAAACTGATTTTGTGGGAATCAATCGATTAAATGTTGCTACTCCAACTGTAGAAAATCCTAATGCAAACGTTGTGGTGGATGTTATACCAACACTTAATCCTAGTCCAACAGATTCTGATGGATTGAAATATATTGTTTCATTGATTTTTGAATCGAAATAGTTTGTTTTTTGAGAAATTGTAAACGTGTTAGGAACAAAATTTACTTTTGTTGTTGCAGTATGGGCAGCACCAACGTCTCTACGGACTCTTATTATTTTTTTATCTTTGAATACATTTAAAAGTAATAAAGATTCCGATTCTATAACAACAGTACTACCAATAGAAACATCACTAGGAATTTCACTTATGTAAATATCGGTAACAATCCCAGTTGATGCGTTTGCTGGGACGTTTTGTGTTATTTTTGAACTATATGATGATATTCCAATAATTTGAGATTTTTTAATACTACTTAGTGTAGTATTGATTCCTGTTATGGCAACTAAATCACGATCTAGTAGATTATTGTTTGGAGACACTTTAACTTTTAGTGTTTCACCATTTTCCCAAACAACAACAGAGTTACTGTAAGTGTCAATCGAAGTGTTTAAAGATACAATATCTTTTCCAGTGACTTCTGAAACTTTTGCTCTAACCCCAGATCCATTTGTTTTTGAATTATCAAACAGTAAATATTCATTTACCTTGTATCCTATTCCATTACTTACAATTTCAGCACTTTCTATTGACCCACTAGAAACAGATTCAATTTTTACATCTTGGTTTGCGTAGTCATATGACTCAAAAATAAAGTCATTAGAAGATCCTGGATTATTAATAGCATATGGGAAAGTATTCCTAAGTAGTGAAGAACTATTAAAATCAAATGACTGATCTAAAACTTCATTTTCCGAAATAAATTCTGTTCTAAAAGAATTACCAATAAAATATGGGAAAGATGAAATTCCCACATTTGAAGGATTTATTGTTGCAAAATAAGCATAAACTCCATCTTCAAATTCTGGAGTTTTGCAAAATCTACCATTGTGAATATCAAGATCACCAGATCCATCATATCTATAATCCTCTACAAAGAATCCAGCTTCAAATCCGGATGGTCTATTGGTTACATTTGATGTATCCAATTTATATCCGGTTTGTATGATTGATGTTGGTGAGTTGCTGTCGTCAGGATCAGAATATCCATAGGGTCCATAAATTGGATTTCCATCATAAGACCATCCAATTAAAGGTGAATGGAATGAAGAATTATTATCATTGAATTCATTTTGTAATTTTATATCATAGGCAGTAACAGAATATTGTAGTCCATCATTTCCAGGACTTAAAACTTCATTTCCATATCTAAAGTTTTTATTAACTGTAAGATCTCTAATGTTAAAATCTAAAAATAAATTTTTTCCAGATGGTTTTACCAAAATTGACGTTGTGTTTTGAGTATATCCAATTCCCGGATTAACTACAACAACGTCTTCTATAACTCCATTTACTATCACTGGTCTTAATTCTGCACCAGTTCCATCTCCATTTACAATTAAATCTGGTAGAGAATGGTATTCAGATCCACCGAATTGAGTATAAACTTTTTCTATTGATCCGTTAACAACTATTGGATATAATTGAGCATTTTTTCCAGATTTGATTGAAAAACTTGGTCTTCTATGTAAATTTAAAATTGTTGATCCATAATCTTGACCTGCTTCATACAAATATGCATCGACAATATTTCCTCTAATAATGGGTGTAGATGTTATAATTCCAACAGTTCTTGAAACTGTTCCAACACCTGATGATGAATAATTAATTACAAAAGAAATATCCGGATATTTAAAGTATTGATATCCAGAACCTGTAGATGTAAATTTAACTGTTTTACGTCTTTCAAAATCAGAAATTGTTGAGTTAGATGAAATTATATTTTCACAAAGACTAAAAGAATTATCACTTATTTTTAAGATTTTATATTCTTTATTCGTAGATAATCCAGAGATTGGGGAAGTTTGATAGTCATATTTTACAATATCACCATGTTTAAAACCATGGTTATTAAAATTAATTGTATTATGTATTGTAGATATTCCTGTTGGTTTTACTATTAATTGTCTATTTTCATATCCATCTCCACCATTTATAACTTTAATTTCTTTTAATGTTAAAAGTGGATTAGCAGATTTGAATATATGAATTCCACTATTCCCTATAGTTGTAAATCCAACTGTATTAATTCCAGCAACATAATCAAAGTTATTGTTATATAGTTGAATCGTGGTGTTATTAATTACTTTGGTATAATACGTTGATCCAGACTTGATGGTTAATCCAGAACTTGTATTTGATCCTTTAAAACTACCAATTCCTATTGCAGAATTTCCATTAGAATCATAAATTATTTGGTCTCCATTGTTTAACTTGTGATCAGTTAAAAATGTTATAGTTTCATTTATTGAGTCTAATCCACCACCATCCGAAACACTTTTTGCATTAAATCTAATACTACGTGTTGATTTACCTAGAACTGGTTTAAATTCCGACCCAGATCCATTTCCACCAGTTAAAGCTATCGATACTACTGAATCTAACCCAATTTCTTGTGGGTCAACCAAAACTTTTGAAACCGATCCTCTAATTACTGGTCTTATTTTTGCTCCAGTTCCACTAGAATCTGTTATTACAATTTGTGGTGGATTTATAACGTCGAAATTACTTCCACCATTTACAATCTTTACATCATTTAATGGGCCATAATAAATTTTGTCCTCAGACTTATAATTGGATATTTCTACACCATTAATTAGTATTCCTGTTTTTTCCGAAAAAGTTTCAGTTAAATTTTGGTCATACGCTTTGGGAGATAAAGAAAACTTTCTTAAAATATTTTGTGCCGATATTAATCTTGATTTTTGTGACTCCAAAATAAAGTAGTGAGGACCACCAGATTGTGACCCTTCAAATTCAACATAATTTTCAGTTCCAACAAAAGATCTAGAAGTGTAAAGTCTTATTTGATTTAAATTACCTAAAACTTCTACAAAATAATCGCCAGAATCTAGTCCAGGAATGGTAGTTGATGCTGAGTAATAATGTACTTTATCACCACTAATAAAAGGCACGTTTGATGCAAAGGAAATAATTGAATACTTTTGAGTTAACGTATTAAATCCTAAAACTTGAGGCTCTATCGCATTTGTGATAGAAACTTCAAATAAGTTTTCCGTGATTGTGTATGATGGTAATGAATTAGATGCGACATAAAAATAATCTTCACCATCACTATATGCATTTTGTATATCGCTTATCAGAGAATTATTTCCAAACTTTAAAGATACTCCAGAACTAGAACATTTTTTTAATTTTCTTCTAATATCATATTTTTCACCAGACACTGGTTGGAATCCAAATAAATCTCCTAAAATTATTTGATTTGTAGTGTAATCAATACTTACAATATATGGAGGGCTATTTAATGATGAGACTATAGTTTGCTCATCCCTTTTTAAAATATCTACAAAATCTCCAGATTTTAAATTAGATTCATCGACAGAATGATTTAGAGTAAACGTTGCTCCAGATATTACATCAATTTTGTATCTAGAATTTGTATTGTAAATCCAACTATTTGAAATTTTTTGCTTATATGTCTTAACATCTGGATTTTTTATATTTTCTCCTAAATTTTTTACATTTATTATTTGATTTTCATCAACAAAAAATGATTCAGATGTTGGTATAAATGTTGAAATTAGTCCCGTTAATCTTAACTCTACTTTTTTAGTTAAATCTCCATTTTCATATCCATAAACATATTCATCGGATCTAATTTGACTCGCAGTTGAAATTTCTTCAAAAACTCCAGAACATCCATAAAACTGATTTACACTTTTACTAGTATATGCAATTTTATTATTTCCAGAAACTAAACTTCCAGTTTGACCAAATCCTATAGTTGAGTCTACTGTGATGATTGATGATCCAATAGAAACTTTTTCCGAAATTAAAGATTTTCCAGGAACAGAAAAATTTCCGGTAACATCGGATTCTTCATCATAACCAACAAACAAAGACAATTTATAATAAGAAATACCTTTTCTAGTTAAAATTTCAACCTCAGATACAGATGCATATGTGTTGTCATCTGTTGATTTTCTAATAGATTGTCCAACTAATTTTGTTGGATCGCCGGATAATAATTCCGCAACAAATATTTCTCTTCTGATGTACTCTGAAGATGATGGTTTAATTAAATAATTTTCTAAATTAACTATTTTTGGTGTTACATTATATAAAATATTAAACAATATTCTAAAGGATTCATTGGTTCCTTTAGACTGATAAAAAGATTTTACTTCTTTTAGAAAATTTCCTACATTTAATGATGAAACAAAATTTTCATCTTCTAGACCTGGGGACAAAAAATACTTAAGTTTTTTATAAAATTCTTTTAGAAAGAGAGAACTTAAATTTTGTATTTTTGCTCCAGATGTATGAGCAGATGCACTACTGGTTGAAAATACTAATTCGGTCGGATCATCATCACTTACATAGTCTGTAATTGCACTAAATCCTCTAACACAATCAATAAAAGAGGTGGTGGTTTTACTTTTATATGTAATTATTTCATCATCTATTTTCAACAACCCATATTGATCTGGAAATCCTTTCGTGCTAGAAACATTTACTACATTATCTGACGTAGTTATGTTTGCTGATAATGTAGATAGATCAGCAACTACTTCTGGAATTAAATTATCTAGTTTTAAATATTGATCTAAATTTTCAGCAATATCGGATGGTCCGCTTTGATATTCCTGAGAAATATAGTATTGTTTTAAGAAATCAATTACTTTTGGGCTTTCTTCTAATATAAACTCTGGGATTTGATTTTCAATAATTTGCTGAACTTTTACCCTACTTTCAAAACCAGTCTTAATCATATTACGACCTCTTTAATTCCCCGTTTGAATAACTTGAAGTATAATAATCTCTAGTAAACACTACACCAGATATATCGTCTCCAGACGAAATAACGTCTCTTACCATATTTATGTTGCTTTTTGAAATGTTAAAAGTTAAATATAAATCTTTCAATCCAACAATATCATTTGACTCTGGTATGGATTGTATTTCAATTATTGAGTTATCCAAAACTGTTGATACAATGTTAACAGTGTTAATGTTAATTTCACCTCTATCATAATCAACTATTCCAGCTGATTTTGAAACAACACGCATTGATCCATCACTCAGTGGTTTAACAATTGCTATTATACCCTTACCACTTCCATCCAATTGTCCAGATGAATTTTTATTTGGAATATCTGTTAAATAAACGATATCTGGGTCTGCGGATATTTTAAATCCCGTTGATTTAATATTATATCCTTTTGCGTCTATATGAAATTTGTTACCAAAGCAAATTTCATACTGGGCAAATTGATTAATAAGAGCTTTTAAATCTCTTCTAATTCTAATCTTTGTAATATTTGATGTAATTGACTTATCTGTATTATCAATAATTTGCAATAGTTTACTATATTTAAATCTTCCCCCAAATTTATTAATGTCCACAGATTGAGAATATTTTATTAAAGAGTTTTGAACTTTTGTTTTTAAAGACTCTACATTTGTTACTTGTGAAGAATTATAATAAACAGAGGAGTCAATTTCAACGTAGAGAATCTTCAAATCTACAATTTTTTGATTGATTCCAGATAAAGAAAACTGTTTTAATTTAGATAATATTTGAAATTTATTAAAATCTGAAACGAAAGTACCATTTTTTGGTTTAATACTGATTGTGACTACACCATATTCTGGCGGATCTAGTTCTTCTCCACCAACCACAGAAACAGACTCTGTATCTGGATATATTTTTTTAATAATAGATTCATAGTCTCTGGCAGTAACTGCTCTACTTTGGGACTCATACAATCTTGGAGCAAAATACTTAATTGAGTCAATACTTTCTATATCAGAACCATTCTGTGCCCTTTCGATAGTGTTAATACTAACTGTAGCAGTTGGAACAATTATTTCATCAGAAGACCCTTTTATACTCCCTCTAAATGAAAAAGAAGACGGTCCATTTCCATCCTTTCCGCTTGTTACAATATAACTTACTGTTACAATAGCACCATTTTCAAGTTTTTTACCAAAAATTCCATCACCAAATAAAATTTCATATTTTTCATCTTGAACTTCTTGTAATAAAAATATCTCAGATGTTGAAGTGACATTAATAATATTTTCAACCAGACTGTATTCTTTCCCCAATCCAGTATCTACTGCACCTTTTACATAAACAACAATTGTTGACGTATCGATAAAAGAATTATCTAAAACAAATTTTTGATCTAAAGATCCGTCAACAACAAATTGTTTTGTAAGATAAGTTCCCTCATAAACATCTATTGAACTAAAACTAGCTACTCCGTTTACAATTTTAGTTGTGGTGTTTTGTGGTATGGAAAATATATAAGTCTCTTCATTTGAATCACCAACACAAACTAGACCCGCCTGTAAGGTCGCTGTTTCAGATGTGCTTTGTGTTGAGATATTAAAAGAAATCTTTGCCCTTGCAGCGGTTCTAGAGCGAGGTACGTAACCAATATTTCTTGCTAAAGAAACCACGTTTTCTCTAAGAGTTGCTGAATCTATAAAAGATTCATTAACAATCATATTAGAGTTAAACGCGGTTATATAAGTGTTATATGCGAGCGTATCAATCAGCACAGAAAAATTAGACCCTTCAAAATCAAAGTCTGTGAAGGTCGAATTCGCCCGCAAATAATCTTTAATAGAAGTCTTTATTTGATCAAAATCGAGATTTGTAAATTTTGAAGAAGGCATTTTACCTTGTTGCCTCTAGTAAAAATGAAAATTGTTGTGTTGGAAACTCTTGTCCAATAATATCAAAATTTACAGTAACTTCAAATTCATTACTATCTGGTAATGGTAATACTTCAACGAATAAATTTTCTACTCTTGATTCAAAATTACTAATTGCAACTTCTATTTGACTCTGAATCAGAGATGCTGTACCAAAGTCAACAAAATCAAATAAACTTGATCGCACATCAGATCCGATTAAAGAATTAAAAAACCGTTCTGTAGGAATAGTTTGCACAATATTGCGAATGGATCGTGAGATAGCACGTTCATTCTTTAATATTTGCAAATCCTTTGTTACCGGATGAGGATCAAAGGACAGACTAATATCTTTAAATGATCTAGATATCCTTTGTATTGTCATTTAAACAGAAATTTCCTGTGTTTATTTATGCCTACTTCCATGCAGAACCATAATTTGGTTCTGTTCCATATTCCCAGTCATCATAATCATCTGAATTTCTTATAACTTTATGAATTTCATTCTGTTTGTTAAAGTCATGCTTCATATCATCATACATGACTTCTTTTATTATTTTTTTTGAAGGGTCAAATCCATCATAATCGGTGACTAATTTTGTAGTTCCCCACATACGATACATGTAGTCAGAATCTCTATCTACTGGTAAGTTAGACATTTTAGCTCCTGTTTTAATCTAATAAAACAGAACTTTTATAAAGGAGGTTGCTATCTCCTTATTTCTATTTAACGGTCTATTTCACGAAGAGAGTATGAGTCGGAATTGAGGTATTTTAGTATTTCAAGAGCAATTAAACGCGGATTTCCTTCACCACATGTGTATACATCTACCGCTAGGCATCCATTTTCTGGCCAAGTATGGCAGGAAACATGACTTTCTGCAAGTGCAATCACGACCGTACACCCTTGTGGAAGAAAACAATGTGAAAATGCGTTCAAAATAGTCATTTTTGCTCGATTAATACCCTTAATCATGACGTTTTGAAGAGAATTTACGTCATTAATAAGGTCAAAATCGACATTATACACCTCTAGGAGCAGGTGTTTGCCCATGGAAACCTTTTTCAACTCAATTTTCAGTAAAAAATCTATTTATTTCTGATCTAAATCAATAATTTCGTACATATAGTGATCAGATGTCTCTATTTTTCTCTTATTTTCAACAGAATATATCGTCATATCAATTTCATATCCAGGATTTTTTTGAATTCTGTTAAATGTCCAAGCATTATCATACCAAATGACTCGATTATTTGGATACGCATAGTAATTTCCAGTTTCGACTTTGAATAAATGGGCACATTTATGCTCTGGTGTCTCCGAAAAATTAAGATCTGGAACTCCTTTGTTTTCCCAAGACCAATCAAGAGTAAACATGTAAGTTCCTAGCACCTTTTTCCCGTCTGGTCGTATCAATTGCGCCTCTAAATTTGCAAGTCTTGCACGCCTTTGAACGTCAATATAAGGAGAAAAGCAGTCCCAATACATAATGTCCTCTAAAGGTTCTATTTCAGCGTCAGGACGCCAGCAAAACGCATGTAAAGGGCGTCTGGTCCAGTTTACACCATTCTCTAAAAATGCTTCAAAGAGAGGAACTCGTTTTTCTATACTCGCAACACAGTGAACATCACATTTCGTCACTTCACCATGCCCTTTCGTATGATTAAAAAGGAATTCATTGCGAATATAACAAGACCAATCAGGTAAACTATGATTTAAGTAAGCCAATCCATTTCCTCCTTTTCATAGGTGTTGAGAAGTTCTTCATCTTTCAAAATATCTCTTGTTGCATACCATGATCCATTTTCATAGTTGTATCTTACATTTTCATTTTCGTCAATGTGATTAATGTAATATGCGGCATAAGTTTTATTCAGATCACAATCAATCCAAAAACCATCTTTATCATTGAGAGTAATTGATTTTACTCTTTCATGTATATTTTCTGGAACTAAACTCCACGAAACTTTGACCTCTTTTGTAGGTTCAAATATAATTGTTCCTTTTGGAATATTCACCAAAGAAAAAACACCTACTCCGCTACAAACTTTACTAGGAGCGAGATAGGTGTAGAGTGTTAAATTATAATAAGTCATTACCTATTACTGAAACTTATATTTACGACCAGGTTTGGGTTTACGACGTTTACGTGCCGCTGCTTTTTGAGCATTCGTGCGACATGTCCAGTGCGTTTACGGTTGTCTTTATTGTGTTTACCAGTCATCCTTTTCCTTGTCCACGATACTTCTTCCTCGCCCGATTGCGAGAAGACGCGGCATACTTAGTTCCTCCACCTGCTCCTTGACGAGATTTTTTAGGAGGACCAGGAATATAAGAACTGTTCTTATTCAGTCCACCTTTTGCTTTTGTAGCCATTAGTTATTCTCCAATAAAATTTCAGTTTCAAGATCTTCAGGATTTGGAGAACCTGTCTGATAATACTCAGTAGACAAGTCCTCCATAACATTGAAATATTCTTCCTCTGTGAGGTTTGAATAAATTTTTCTTCCCTTACAAAGGATATTGTAAAATTTGTTAGACATCAAATAATCCTTGTTTTTTCGTGCCCGACTCTAATACGAGGATCGCACCAAATTTCAAATCCCGCTTCTTTTGCATCCAAACAGAATGATACATCTTCTCCACACATGTCTTGAACACTACCAGACTCAAAGACTTGCATCTTTGGTGCAAACCAAGGATACTTCATTTCAGAGTGTTCAAAAACACCGTGTTTGATCAAAAGCCATCCAAAACCTGTGTAGTCAACGGTGAATGGTTTACGACGTTTTGAAATACTATCAACAGTTTCATGATTCATCACTCCGCCGTTATTGCGAAAATCATCTTCTTCTAACCAGTGAGCAACAGATGTTGTGTGCCCATCTTCGGTTGCATACCAACCAGCAGCGATATCTTTATCCATTAATACAAGTTGATAAAACTTTTCAGTGTTAAAAACAATATCACTATCAATCCAAAGTTGCCAGTCGTAATTTAATTTACCATCCCACGGAATTTGATCTGGTCCACGCAGAACATTCGCACCTAAACATTTGCATCTTGCAAAGTTTACCATGGATGAATAGTCTTGCGAAATTTGGATACTTGCTCCGCTTTGTACTAGATCAAAGCAAAGTTGAACAAAATTTTTCAAATACGTATAAGAAACTCCGCGTCCAGGAAGACAAAATACAATTGACTTTCCTTTTACCATTTCTCTTGCTAGTGCATAATCCCATTCAGGTTCTGAGTTATTCACCACTGGAGATTTTGCTTTTACAGTAAATCCTTTAGCCATAATAGAGTGTAATTACTTCAATATCATACATTATTATCTATGTAAAGTCAATCTTCTTTGGTTTCAGTTATTACGATGCAGTCACCATCTATTTCCATGTTTACTACCGTGCCTTCATACCATCCAAACTCATTCAAAACCCATTCTGGAATATTCACATAATATTCCCCAGTAATTGGATCGACCTCTACAGTCGTAAAATTTTCCTCCGGATTTTTTCTCATCTCAATATTATCGATATTCATTTTAGTTTTATATAGGAAAAAAATTTTTATAATGGGCGGAACATTTAGATCGCTTTCGTAACACTTTGTAGGTTAGGGGGACCCATGAAATTATAAACCGCGGCCCGCGACCGCCAGGGGGGCGGCAACGGGGGGACTGCTGATTCACGAACGCATGGGGCAGGGGGTCAACCCTCCATCCCCATCGCTTCCTTCAGAGCATTGTAGGCGGTCAACCAGTGGGCGGCATCGGCGTGGTTGCCCTTGGTGCTCTCATCGGCGGCGATGCAGAGCAGGGCGGTGCGGACGGTTCCCCAGGTCCCTTCGGGCAGGGTGACGGTGGTGAGGGTCTGAGCGTT